CAGGAGGTATATAATACAAAAGACGATTTTTAGTTGTTGCCATTGACTTTATCTCTCAATAATATTAATCTTTGTAACGCAAATATAGATCCTTGCATTCTATGTACTGTCACTGGATCTGAAGCTTGTAATAAAGAATTTTGATACGTATTAATCTGCTCTTCTAGCTCTGATAAAAAACAATCATACATATCTTTATTATTAACAAAACTTTTAAGTCGCCCTAAGTTATGTTTCTTCTCTTGCTTGTTGTCTTGCTGATTCTGCTGCATTTTCATTTCCTGTAAATCCTTGTTCACCTGGTGTAGGTGCTGTACCAGTTCCTATGTTTCCACCCCCACCCCCTGTTGTATCTTGTGGGCCACCTGCTTGTGGAGCTTGTCCAGGTGGAGTTGGAGGTGGTTGAAACTTTTTAAGAATGTCAGCTTGAATAGCAGCATCTTGTAAATTATTAGTTATCTTATCTGGATCTAAATCCATAGCTTTTGCAATCTCACGAATAATATAATCCATCTTAGCAAATGGAGCTAATACAGGATTACTTGCAACTTGCAAGAATTGCATTAATCTTTGGCTACGTACTTCATTAGCCATTAGACTTTCTGTACCTTGAGCTTTAACGTCTAAATCTCCTTTAATTGCCTCATCATAGTCAAACTGCATATTAAATCCAAAAAATGCTCGACCTATAGGAGCAATTAAAAAATCATCTATATTCTTAACAACACTTCTAATCGATCCATTAGCTGCTGACATTAGCATACTAATACCTGATGCAGTTCTGCTGTCTGTCCATGAGCAAATGAAGGAAATCCTGAACTCTCATCTGCTAACACCCTAGCTTTGTCAAACAATTGCATATTCTCACCAGCTACATTTGGAAATTTTGTACCGAAAATAGCTTGGCCAGGTGCGCCACCTTGTCTTCTAAATACTTTGCCTGGATATACAGATAAATCCTGACCTGGCACAAGGTTTGTTTCATCAACCTCAATAATTAAATTGCCAGATAAAGCAGCGTTATCAATAGCCATTCGCATGAAACCATTCATAAGAGTTTGCGTATCATCCATGTTTTCTGCAATACCAATACCAAAAAAGGAATAAGGATTAATTTCGTAAGGAACAGAATAATAAGGAATACGAATAGGTTTAAATGGATTCATTACTAGTCGCAATACAACATCATTACAAATCCAAGCATTTACATTTATTTGATCTAAGTCTTCTAATTCAGGAGGTATAGTAACTCCATGATCTTCAAGTATGTTTCTATCTACATATCCCCAAAATTCTAATAGCTCATATCTGGAAGGTGTATGGTCGTAACCACTATCTTCCATGTCTTCTTCCCAATACTTACGAGTATACGTTTCTCCTCGTTCAATAGCTTTTTCAATTGAATCTTCACTAAAATATGGACGAGATTTTAATGATCTCAATTGTGTCCTTGACATCTTATGTCTTTCAATTACAAATTCTACCTCATCCATACTGTACGCATCAGGATCAGGATAGAAATTCCAAATAGACACATGAGATGTAGATGGCACAGTTTTAATTAAAGGATCGTAATTACCATCTTTATCCCACTTAGGATATTCTTTATCTAAAGCAAATGGGCCTTTCATAACACCAGTTCCGAATAACGCCATTTCAAAAGCTAGTGATCGTAATTGTTTATTAGCTCCTGATTCTTCTAATTGATCATGGATCTTCTTTTCCATCTTTTTAGCAGCAATAGTAGCTGGATGAAATGTAACACTTGTTTGTGTTGTTCCTTTACCTTCAATTACTTTTTCCGATACAGGCTCTAGTTTTTTCTTTAATGGCCCTAAACGCTCCTCAAGATTATTTAAAGTATCACCTGCTTGTAATTCTGTATCTGGACGTATAGCAAAAGGTTCTGTCTTTGGTGTTTCTTCAAAAGCATCCTTTAATTCATTAATGCCTTTTTCAGCATTAGGATCTAAGTTAATATGAACAGCTTCAGCTACACCATCAGGTAACTTAGTTGGATCTACACTTAAAGGAAATTTAGAACTTCCAAATAAAACTTCAATAATCTGACCATACGCAGCTAATGTTTTAGTCTTTGTAACTTTAACAAATACACGAGACTTTTCAGTTTCAGTAAATTGTACATCGCTACTATATAAGCCTCTATAATTTCTATAGGCTCGTAACCATCTTGCCTCATCTTTTTGTCGAGAGTCTTCAGCACGTTTAAATTTGCCCATGATGAATGAAATAACACCATTCTCTTCAAAGTCTTTAGAGTACTCTTCTGTATCCTCTTTTAAAGAAGATATATTATCTGTATCGAAAGGTATTTCTTTTTCTACTGCCATGTTATTTAATATCCAAAATTAGGGTCTGCAACTTGAAAGCCTGAGTTTGATGTTAAAGGATTATAATCAAACAAATTACTTCTAGGTCTAGTCATAATGCCATATCGTAATGCATCATATAAGTGATCTTCTGCATGTGTGTCTACATCCTCTGGATTCTTTTTATCCAATGGTATTGCTGGGAGTTGAGAGACAGTATTTGTACAGTTGTTAAAAAAGACCAAGCGAGGCTTTTCAGTAAATTCATCGACTTGCAATCGTCTGTGTATTTCATTTTTTCCTGCAATTCTACTGCCTTTACTTCTATCTGAGGGTCGCCAACGACACCCCTTAATAATCATTTGTTCAGCCAAAGATGGGCCAGTATCACCACGCTTATGCCAAAGGCTACTATCCAACACACCGTAAATAATACCACCATCGTCTTTCTCAGCTTCTAAAATTAAATCAGCTAAATCTGTCGCTAAAACTTTTTTAACATACAGTTCTCTATAAATAATTAATTGCTCATCAGGAGCGATAGCGAACCATAGTACACCAGTGTAGCTTCCATAACCATAGTCGCAAGCCCTAAATTTTTTCCAACTATTTGGGATAGTGAAAGGCTCAACAACGTGAATCTCTCTATTAAACTCTGGAAAAGCTGATCCTTCTGCAACATCCCAATCTCCTTCTAATAACTGTTTTCTTTGATGGTCAGGCAAAGACAAAAGCATTGTTTCGTATTCACCTGAATCTGCTAAATAAGGATTATCGAATAATCTAGCTGGAATAAACTTTCGTTTAAATAAAGGGTTTCCTTCTTTACTATGTCCTTTTGGGTACTCTAGCCTATTTCCTGTTTCTATGTCTGTTGCCCAAAACGGTTTATTGTACGGTGATGGGTCTATAAACATTTTTTTAACCCATTGATGACCTGCACCACCTGGATTAGTTGTTGCTCTCATATAAATAGGAAGATCGTCACTAGCAGTACGTAAACGAGAGCGTAAGTAATTCCACGCAAAAGGCGTGGGCCATTGAGTAAGTTCATCAAATCCAATCCATGTAAATGCCAAACCTTGATAGCGTAATACATCTTCTTCTCTATCAAGGTATGAAAACCATAATCTACCACCTGATGGGGATACCCATTGCATTTTACGTTCAGACCATTTAATATCAGGAATTACTTTAGGGTATAACTCCTGTGACTTCCATACTAATTCACGTAATTCTTCGGTTGTGTGTCTAACTAATAATCCTGAAAACTGAGGATGTGTTATATATCTTAGTGGGTCAGCTAACATAGCATACGACTTCCCACCACCTGCTGAGCCGCCATATAGTACTTCACGTTCTGATGAAGCTAAGAAATTTGTTTGTGGCCCTTCATTCGGCCTAAAAATTATGTTATGACCTTGTAGGGGGTCTAGTACTTCTTGATTCTGTTCAACTACAGGTTCAGAGGTACTCTTTAGCTCCTGTTCTTTGCTTTTCAAGCTTTTCTGCCGCTTCAAGGGCTTTTTTGTACCTTTCGGCCCACTGGCGTTTAACTGAAGCTGCCTTCTTACGGTTCTGCTCATCCTTTATCCTTTTACGTAATCCTACATGAGATATATACCGATCTGTTTGTGTACTTAACCAATTAGCAACTTCTCTATAACTGTATTGTCGTAAATGTATTTTAGCTTTTTCTAAAGTTTCTAGTTCAGTATCAACTGGCAGTAAAACGTCTGGATCGTCAGGAGAAACAATATAACCAAAAGGAATTGTTCTTGATATTCTTGGAATAGGCAACCACTGACTTTCAGTATCTACAGCATCTGGTTCAGGTAAAGACCAAAACCCTATACTTTCTGCTTGAAGGTTCATGTTCGTTTTCTTTTTGTTGGTGGTTGTCTTTTTTTATTGAAAGAAGATGGCGTGATACGTAAGTTTCTAGTTGAATTATTTAAAGGATTCATATTAATGTGATCTACGTCCTTACCATCTCCTTTTCTAACTAAACCTCTCTTTTTGAGAGCATTACGTGCAGCATTTCTAGCTGCTCTTCTTTTCTTTTGAAGGGGAGTTGCATGATATGTAGCATACTCTTTATTATAATTTCGTGGCATCTTGCTCCTCATCTTTAGGTGGCAAAATAAATAAACCACTAGGCGAGGTCACTTCCATTTTTTCAGTTTTATTATGGCCTGTCCTATCTAGTAAATCCTTAGCGGCTGTCATTTTATCTCTTATGCCTAATTCTGTAGGATTTTCTAAAGCATTGCCCATAGCAAATGCTGCTCTAGGAGCAACACGAGCTAGGTATTCTTTTGTTGCCTCACCAATCTCTTCTTTAAGTCCTCTGATAACTTCTGTTGTTGATGTATTATCAGAGTATCCAGCTAGTTGTTTAGCCATAATAACATTACCATCAGCTTGATCAAATAACAAGCTCATAAATTTTTGTTGTTTTTCAGTAAGGACTTTCGGCATTGTTGCTATTCTTTCTCTTTAATTTCTTTTGGTGTTGTATGAACTGTGAAATTAACACTAAAAGATCGTCTTTCACCTTTAGTTTTAAATGGATAAACACAATGAAACATATGTGCAGGAAAGATAATAAAATCCCCTACTTGTGGTTTAAACATAAAGTTAGTTGAAGAATACGGTAGAGAACTTCCATGCATAAACTGTATATGTCCATGACTAGGATGATGATCTTTATAATCCTCTTCCCATTCTTTTTCAATACCTTTAGGTAATTTTAAATATCCTACACAAGATAACATAGAGTCAGGATGAACATGAACAGGATTATATTCTCCTTCAAACTGCCTAACAAACCAACCAGAAGTTGCTCGTATAGAATAATCAGAGTTAGGATCTAAACCTCTAGCTCCCATAGAAGTATAAGCTTCTGTGTTTAATTGATACTTCATTATAAAGTCTTTCATTTCTTCAAAAAAAGAATTTAATATATCATCAGTAAATTTAAGCTCTTCTTTAACTTTACCAACTAAAGTATCAGACCAATCTTCTAATTTATCATTCATAGAATTATTAAGCTTTTCTACGAAAGAAGGAGATAATTTTTTATAACCTATTATAGGGCTAAAAGGTGTTATAAACTGTTCGTCTTGTTGAGGTGAAAAAATATTAGGCATCTTTTTTATCCTTATTCTTAGGAACTTCAACAAAATTCATATTTACACTAAAAGATCGTCTTTCACCTTTAGTTTTGAATGGATAGACACAATGAAATAATTGATTAGGAAAAACATAGAAATCTCCAACTCTAGGTTTAATCATAAAATTAGTTGATGTATAACCTGAAGATGTTCCACTTAAAAACTGTATATGTCCATTACTAGGATGATGATCTTTATAATCTTCTTCCCACTCATCTTCTATACCATCTGGTAAACTCAAATAGCCTACGCAAGATAGTCTACATCCTGTGTGGATATGAACAGGATTATACTCATTTTCAAATTGTCTTACAAACCAACCATTAACAATCTGAATACCATAATCGTACTTTTCGCCATCTAGTTTTTTTCTATTAAAAGAATTTCTTTGTTCACTAAAGTTTTGATACTTTCCAACGAAACTAGAAACTTCTCTTAAAAATTCTTTGTTAATATCATCTGTAAATAACAGTTCGTGTGATACTTTACCTACTAAATTATCTGAAAAATCTTCTAGTTGATTATTCATTTTACTGTTTAAATTATCAACAAATTCAGTAGATAGTTTCTTATAGCCCATTGTTGGGCCAAAGGGAGTTAAATATTCTTCTTCCCTTTTAGGTACAAAAAAGTTAGCCATGTTGGATTATTCTCCTTGTCTAGATGCATAATCCTCTGCGTATGTTCCTGTTACATTAAACATGTCTTTGTGTTGTGGTATTGATTCTTCTTTAAATCTAGTCGTATATAAGTTGCCTTTGTACATAAAACTAGGTACTTGTTTTTCTCGTCTGTGATAACTAAATGCTTCGCCAAACGATTTAAAAGTTGGTTCATCTACTGAATCTGTAGTTGTATCATCTTCTTCTTCAACTATTGTTTCAGTACTTGTCGTATCGTCTACTGTTGTATCTAAGTCTGGGGGCATTTCATCTGCGCCTGCACTTGATCCTAACTCAACATTTGGAACTTCTAATACTTTTTCCATTTCATTTAAAATAGGTTCAATCTCTACTCTTCTTTCGCCATCTTCTAATGCTTGTCTTAAAGAAGAAACTATTCTATTTACTAATGGGTAGGGTGCTATTCCTTTCACACTACCTAAATCACCTAAAATAGCATCATCTGCATCTTTCCTAATTTTTGGCCCTTCCAATCTAGGAGTTTTAGATGTCTTAGGGGAAATTACTTCTGCAAATTTAAAATCATCTGCTCCTGACTTTATGCCTCTACCTAATGAAGGTTTTGATGTCATGTTACTAGACCGTAACTGCACAGTGGGGGGTTTAGGACGACTTCCTAATCCTGATGGCTTTGCAATTCCTGAACTAGAGCCTCTTATTGAACCAGAACTTCTTATTCCTTCAACGCCTTTTTCCATAGCTTTTGCTTCAGATATTATTTTATCTACATTCTTATTTGTAGCTCTTATAACTTTTGCTCCCTCTGCAATTAGCTTTTTTGCCGCTTCAGCAGATAGCCGTCTTGCTCCTTCTGTGGCTAATCTTTCAGCCGATTTTTTTGAAACTGATCTTACAATCATTCCACCTATAGCCCATAGTATAGGCCCAAACTGGATTGCCATTTTATAGTTCTCCTTCTAATTTAATCCTGTGTAGTATTCTTTTATAGACATAACAACATGCAGTCTACCTGCCGTTGCTGCTGTGACTTTAATAATTTCGCTTGCAGTTAAGTTTAAATTATTTGTTAGTAATTCTGTTGTGCCATTTGCACTAATAGATTTTGTTTTAAATAAACTAAATACAGCACTAGCACTATCCGTTAGTGTTACTGTAATCGTGTCAGCATTTCCACTATCTTCTGATACAAGAATAGATTCAATAATGGCGTAATGTTTAGCTGGTACAGTATAGAGTGTTGTCGCATTCGTTGTCGTTAAATCAACTTTTGCATTAATAGCTCTAGCTTTAGGTAAAGAATCTGCCATTATATATCTGTTCTTTTTGTCTTTGTAGACTTCTGTTGTTTTTCCGTTAAATTCCTAGTCATTTAATCCATCTCATATTTATAAGTATTTTGATCTTTGTCGGTCCATTTAATATTATTATTTTTTAACCAAGTATTAAACCTAAGATTTGAATTATTTTTACCTTTAAAATTTTCATATCTTTT